GCAAACGTAGACGGAACGAATGCAGCAGACTTAACTTTATCCGTTACAAAATCAAACTTTACACCAGATGGTGTTGACAACTTTGATACATCTGGAACTTTTCACTTAGCAAAAACAGTATCAGTGCCAGCTGACGCAACGTTAGTTATACTTGATACTCCAATCTATTTAATGGAAGGCGATGTTCTTAAAGGTGGTGCAGGTGCTGCATCGGACTTAGAACTTTTCGTATCGTATGAATCGATAGACGACGCGTAGGAGGTACTATAAGCTATGGCTAATGGCGGAATAATAGGACCAGTCAACGTAACGTCTCGTGGTAAAAACACTATTACATCTCACACTTCAAGCACGCCAAGTGCAGTAACAACACAACCAGGAACAAGAGTAGTTAATGCTTTAATTGTTGCCGGTGGTGGAGGAGGCGGTGGCGGAGGCCCTGGTTCAGGAGCTGGTGGTGGCGCTGGAGCTGGTGGAACTAGATGTTTAGAAGTAAATGTATGTGGTAATACTGCTTTAGGAGCTGTTGTTATAGGAGCTGGTGGAGGAGCAGGATCGGGTAGTTCTAATGGTTCAACAGGATCAGATTCAAGTTTAGTTATAGGAGGCACAACTTACACTTCTTGTGGAGGTGGTGGAGGTGGTGGAGCCAGTTCAAATGGTGTTGCAGGTGGCTCAGGTGGTGGAGCAGGTGAATCAAGAGACACAGGAGACCCAGCACCAATAGGACCTCATACAGGAGGTTCAGGTGTATGTGGTCAAGGAAACGCCGGTGGTGGAACTAGCACAGGAGTTCAAAACGCAGGAGCAGGTGGTGGAGGAAAATCAGCTGTTGGAACACCTGTAACCAATCCAGGACCTACAAATGGTTTAGGTGGTAATGGTGGAGCAGGTTTAACAATTTCATCAACATATCCAGGAGCACCTGTATCAGCCGTCGGTGGTGGCGGTGGTGGTGGAGGTTTTACTACAAAAGGATGTGGCGGAACTGGAGGTGGTGGTAATGGTGGTTGTGGAGGAGGAACTACTCCAGGAGATGCGGGAGACGCTGGAACTGCTAACACTGGTGGCGGTGGAGGTGGAGGTAAAGGCCCATCTGCTGGTGGTGCTGGTGGTTCAGGATTAGTAGTTGTAAAAGAATTAGATAAAGCATCAGGAGTTTTTTCATTAGCAGAACAACTTGATGCATTGGATGAAGGCACATGGCCTAAGAGAACAGCATCAATAGATTATTTAGTAGTCGCTGGTGGAGCTGGTGGTGGAGGTCAAGGTGGAGGTGGTGCAGGAGGTTATCGTGCATCAGGATATGGACCAAGTCCACTACAAGGTTGTGCTTTAGAATTAGGTTTAGGAAGTTATTCAGTTACAGTAGGTGCTGGTGGAACAGGTGGTGGACCTTGTTCTTCAGATTCGACAGCTCCTAATGGTAGTAATTCAGTTTTATCAACAATAACATCTGCTGGAGGTGGTGGTGGACAAAATGCAGGTGGTGATGGTGCGGATGGTGGATCAGGTGGTGGTATGGGTTTCAATGGTACTGCTGGTGGATCAGGAAACACTCCTCCTGTAAATCCGCCACAAGGTAATCCTGGTGGAACAGGACATAGTTCAGGATCAGGTGATGCAAAAGGTGGTGGAGGTGGTGGAGCAACTGCCGCTGGAGGAAATGCAAATCCTGGTGATAGTTCTGGTGGTGCTGGAGGTGCAGGAGCACCAAATGCAATTTTAGGATCAGCAACAACATACGCTGGCGGTGGAGGTGGTGGTGGAGATAGTAGATCACCTGGTAAATCAGGAGGAGCTGGTGGTGCTGGAGGTGGTGGAGCAGGTGCTGGTGGAGGTTCAAATCCTGGAGGTACAGCAGGTTCAGCAAACACAGGTGGTGGAGGAGGATCATCTGGTTTTGGACCAGGATACAATCAAGGTGCAGCAGGTGGTTCAGGTATCGTTGTTGCGAGAGGACCAACTAGTGGAGTTAGTTTTAGTGCATCACCAGGATGTGCAGGAACAATAACTTTAGTAAATTGTAATGCTTGTCAAGTTGCAAAATTCACAGCATCAGGAACATTAAGTATTGCAGATGGTGATCCTTTAATAGCAAATTATTTAGTAGTCGCTGGTGGAGGTTCAGGAGCAAGTAATGGTTCAGGAGCAGGTGCTGGTGGTTATAGAGCATCAGGTTTTGGTCCTTCACCTTTACAAGGAAACGCATTAATTTTAAATACAGGACCTTATACAATTACGATTGGTGGTGGAGGTGCTGGTATTGCACCTCAAGGTTCACCACCTGAAGCTACTCGTATGGGTAATAAAGGTTCAGATTCAACTTTTTCAACAATAACATCAGCAGGTGGTGGAGGTGGTATTGCTAATGGTCAAGCTTCTGGTGCTCCTAATGCTCCAGCAAATATAGATGGAGGTTCTGGAGCTGGTGGTAATGGAGATTCATTTAGTGGTCATGTGGGTGCAGGTAACGTACCTAGCACAGATCCACCTCAAGGAAATCCTGGAGGTAGTAATACTACTGGTCCAGCTGGTTATCAATCACCTGGTGGTGGAGGTGGAGCTGGTGGCGCTGGAGATAATGGAGCATCTAATCAAGCGGGAGATGGAGGTGTTGGAGTTCCAAATGATATTACAGGTTGTGCTACATCATATGCAGGTGGTGGAGGTGGAGCTGCTCAACCATTAAATTCAATAAGCGCAGGTAGTGGTTCACCTTGTGGAACAGGTACAGCTGGAAATGCTGGTGGTGGTTCTACTGCAGCTGCAGGTGCAAATACAGGTGGTGGTTCTGGTGGTGGAGGTGGTGCTCCTCCAGCTAGTAATATAGGTGGTTCAGGAAATGGTGGATCAGGTGTTGTGGTTATAAGAGTTCCTAGTGCTGCAGGAGTTAGTGTAACGCCTTGTACAAATACTGTATCTTCTTGTGTAGGACCAGCTAATGATAAAGTAGCTAGATTTACTGTATCTGGAACGTTGACAATAAGTTAATTTTAAAATAATATAAAAACATTTAAGGAGTAAAAATATGGCACATTTCGCAGAACTAAAATCAAAAGTAGACCCAACTGGTTTCACTTCTGACACACATCAAGTTGTAGAAAGAGTTGTTGTTGTGGGAAATGATATTCCTGCAAACGGTGGAACTTTAGGAGACAATGACATGCATGTTGATGGAGAAACATGGTGTTCAAATTTTTTCAAAGGTGGAAGCTGGAAACAAACTTCTTACAACAATAATTTTAGAAAACAATACGCAGGTATTGGATACGTTTACAATTCAACAAAAGATAAATTTTTATCACCACAACCTTATGCATCATGGTCATTAGATGATAATGATGATTGGCAAGCACCAATTACATATCCATCAATCACTGATGATGGTGCAGATCCAGTTGTTTGGAGATATGTAATTTCTTGGAACGATACAAAATATCAAGCTGACAACACAAAAGGTTGGGAAGCAATCAAATCAAACGACGAATCGGAAACACCTACCAAATACGATTGGAATGGCACAGCTTGGGTGTCCGAATAGGAGGACACTTAAATGCCTAGAGGCGGCGGTACATCAAACGGCGGAGTAATTGGAAAAAGAAATATAACTTCTTTTGGAAAAAATACAATTACATCTAAAACATCTACAGGCACAGTAACTACACAATCAGGAACAAAATTAATTCAAGCAGTAATTGTTGGTGGTGGAGGTGGTGGTAACGTAGGTTTTTCATCACAAGGTGGTGGTGGAGCAGGTGGTGGTGGAATAGCTACATGTGAAATATCTGTGTGTGGACCTTTTACTGCAACAGTGGGTGCTGGTGGATCTGGAGGACCTCCATCTGCATCTACGGGTGAAGGACTTGGATCAGCAGGATCAGCATCAAGTATTGGTTGTGTTCCAGGAGGTGGTGGATTAAGCGGTCCAGGTGCAGTCGCTGGTGGAGCATCAGGTACACCTCAATCAAACGCAGCAGGTGGAGGATCAGGTAGAGGTGGAAAAGGTGGCGGTGGAGCAAGTGCAGTGGGTGGAGACGATGGTGGTGGAGCTCCAACTAATGCAAATCCAGGTGGAGCAGGTGGAGCAGGTTTAGATACAAGTCCTTTTATAGCGTGTACTCCAAACTGTGGAGTTTATGGCGGTGGTGCAGGAGGTGGTGGTTGGTCACCAGGACCTACAGCACCAGCAGGAAGTGGAGGCACAGGAGGTGGTGGTGCAGGTGGACAAGGTGGATCTAGCACTGCAAACGGAACAGCGGGTACAACTAACACTGGTGGTGGCGGTGGAGGTGGTGGAGGTAAAAATTGTGGATCAAGTAATTTTGGATCAGGTGGAGCAGGTGGATCAGGGATTATAGTCGTAAAAGAATTAAATAAGGCAAGTGGTGTGTGGTCAATGCAAAGTCAATTTAGTGCCAAGCAACAAGGAACATGGCCTGAGTTTTTCTTTGAATTATCATGTGCTTCAGTAATGGTAGTAGGTGGTGGAGGAGGATCAGGTGCTGTACCATCATCTGGAGGTGGTGGAGCAGGAGGTATGATATTGAGTCCTGGCCCAGTTGCTATTATTGCTTGCACAAAATGTGCAACAGTGCCTATTACAATCGGTGCTGGTGGGTCTGCTGGTGAAGTACAACCTGCTGGTCCTGGACCTTTTGCAGGTGGACAAGGAAGTGATACAACAATTACATTAACAGGTGGAACACCTTTAGTTGCAAAAGGAGGTGGAGGTGGACAAATTGGACCTGATGGTTCGCCTTGTGCTGCAAGAACTATTGGTGGTTCAGGTGGTGGTGGTAGAGGTGAAGACCCTAGTCCAGGAAATACCAATCCAGGAAGTGCTTCTAATCAAGCACCATCAATGCCTACACCTTTACAACCTTTTGGTTTTGGAAATGCAGGAGGCCCTGGACAATCTTGTAGTCAATCACCTAATCCAAGAGGAGCAGGTGGTGGAGGAGGAGCTGGTGGTGCTGGAAGTTCTGGTTCTGGAAGTCCAACTGGTGGTGGAGCTGGTGGAGCAGGAAAAGATGTTTCTCCTGTTTTTGGTTGTTCACCTCAACCTTTTTATATTGCAAATGGATCAAATGCTGGAGCATCAGCTGGAGGTATTTTTGCAGGAGGTGGTGGAGGAAGACAAGATGAAAATCAAACTCCAGGAAATGGTGGTGCTGGTGGAACAGGTGGTGGAGGAAATGCAACAAATAATGCAAATGGTAGTGGTGTCGCAAATACTGGAGGTGGTGGTGGAGCAGGTTACGGACCATCAGGTAATACACCAACTCCTAAAATACCAGCTGCTTATAATGGTGGTTCTGGTGGATCAGGTATAGTTTTAATTAGAGTGCCTGGACCTAAAGTACCAAGTGGTTTTGCTGTTGCTCCTTGTACAAATACAATTACAACTCAACCTTGTGGAGCTAAGGTTGCTGCATTCACAGTTTCTGGCACATTGACAATATCTTAATTAATGTTATATTAAATTTATAAAGATATATGAATTTAATTAATTATTACTGGTATTTTCAATCAGCCATACCTTCTCGCATTTGTGACGACATTGTAAAATATGGTCATCAGTTAAGAGATCAAATGGCAGTTACAGGTGGATTTGGTGATAAAAAATTAAATCAAAAACAAATAAAAGATTTAAAAACAAAAAGAAATTCAGATATTGTTTGGATGAATGATAGATGGATATATAAAGAAATACAGCCTTATGTTCATCAAGCAAATGCAAATGCAGGTTGGAATTTTGAATGGAACTATTCTGAATCTTGTCAGTTTACAAAATATAAAAAAGGTCAATACTATGATTGGCATTGTGATAGTTGGGATAGACCGTATATAAGACAACAACCTAACGATCCATCACATGGTAAAATTAGAAAATTATCAGTAACAGTAACCTTATCAGATCCAAAAGATTATAAAGGTGGTGAGTTGGAATTCGATTTTAGAAATTTAGATCCTGATAAAAAAAGAAAACCTGTAAAATGTAAAGAGATATTACCTAAAGGATCTTTGGTTGTATTTCCTTCATTTGTGTGGCATAGAGTGTGTCCAGTTAAAAGTGGAGAACGTAACAGTTTGGTGATCTGGAATTTAGGGTGGCCATTTAAATAAAGGAGAATATGAAAAAGAAAAAAATTAAAAAACAAAAACAAAAGATATTATCTTTTCCAAAACAATTACAATTAGAACAATATTTTGCATCACCTATATGGTGGGCTGATGAACCTAGTTTTGTTGATAAACTAAACAAAGCATCAGATCCATATATCGAAGCATCTAAGAAAAATTTAAAACCAGCTATTGATGAACGTAATAAAAAGTTTGGTAACAAAGGCGATATGGGACACGTGTTTCACTCTACAAGTTTAATTGGTGATCCTAATTTTGCAGAGTTACAAAATTAT